TGCGCGACGGCCTGGGGCCGCTGGACATGGTCTTCGTGGATGGCGACCATGGCCCGGAGATGGTGCGGGATTTGGCGTGGTTCAACGTCCTGCGCCCCGGCGGCCTGCTGCTGGTGCACGATTTCAATTACCAGAGCGCGCAGCATTTCCCCGACGTGGTGTGGGGGGTGATGGCGTTCTTGCGGGCCATCGGGCGCGCCCAGCCGGACGTGCTGCTGATGGAGTGCTGGGGCAACAAGGGGCCGCGCGGCCTGGTCGGCGTCGTGCGCCGTGAGGGAGAGGTGTATTCATGCGACTGAGAGGCACACCGGAGCGCCTGATGGCGCACCTGGTCCGCCAGCATCCGGGCATCCCCGACGCGCTGGTGACGGCCCGCGAGCGGGTGGGCACCAGCAAGGTCAAGCGCGAGGTGGCACCCTACCAGGCCGCCGCGCTCTACGCGCTGGCGCGCGCGTATGACTTCGAGGGCGCGCACCTGCTGGAGATTGGCACGGCGCTGGGCTTTTCGGCCTGTATGCTGGCCCAGGCGGCACCGCGCGCGCACCTGACGACGCTCAACCCGCGTGATGACGAGATGGCCCTGGCCCGCGCCGCGCTGAGCATCTTCCCGCGCGTCAAGCCGGTGGCAGCCCGCTCCGAGGACTACATCACCCACTACGGCGGGCCGTACCTGGATATGGTCTTCGTGGACGGCGATCACGAGGGCGTGGCGCACGACTTCCCGTGGTTCAATTGGGTGCGGCCCGGTGGCCTCATCGTCTTCCACGACTACAGCCCCGATGGCACGGGGCGGCCCTGCCGCCCGGTCTACGACGCGCTCAACCGCTTCGCGGCGCATCTGGAGCGCGACTTCGACGTGCACATCGTGGACGACGGCGGGGTGGGCATGGCCGGCTGGCGCCGGCGGAATGGAGAGGTGGCGCCATGACGAGCTACGCGACGGCGGTTGAGCTGCGCGCCCGGCTGGAGAAGACAGCTACAACGGACGATGCCGTGCTGACCGCGCTGCTGGCGGCCTCGAGCGCGGCGGTCGACCGGTTCTGCAACCGCCCCGACGGATTCGTGGCGCTGGCCACGGCGGTGGCGCGCACGTTCGCCGGGTCGGGACACAGCGTCCAGGCCATCGATGAGTGCGCGGCCATCACGCTGGTCGAGACGGGCGACGGGACAACCTGGACGGCCTGGGGTGCGGACGACTGGCTGGCCTTCCGGGGCGATCCGGCCAAGCCCGACTTTGCCAATCTACCGTACACGGGGCTGATGGTGGCCTACAGGGGGGCCTACGCGACGTTCCCGCGTCTGGCCCGCAACGGAGTTGGCCTGCCGTCGGTGCGCGTGACGGCCCGCTGGGGCTACGCCGAGACCTGCCCACCCCAGGTGCGCGAGGCGGCCATCGTCCAGGCGGCGCGCTGGTGGCAGCGCGGCAAGGGCGCCTGGGCCGACACGCTGGGCAACGCGGATATGGGCCTGCTCATGTACCGCAAGGTCCTCGACCCGGACGTCGAGCACATGCTGGTGTCCGGGCGCCTGGTGCGGCTGGCGGTGGGCTGATGGAGACGCGCATTCGCGGGCTGCTCGAAACGCAGCGCAACCTGGAGAAGGTGGCGGCCGACCTGGACGGCGAGCCGATGGTGCGTGCCATGCGCGACGCGACACTGCTCATCGCCGCCGACGCCAAGCGCAACGCGCCGGTGGACACCGGGCGCCTGAAGGCCAGCATCCATCCGGAAATCCGGCGCGAGCGGGTCCTGCAGGGCGTGGTGGGGTCGGTCGTCAAGTACGCGCCGTATGTCGAGACGGGCACGCGCCCGCACATGCCGCCGCCCGCCGCGCTCCAGACGTGGGCCCGGCGGCACGGCACGAGCGCCTGGGCGGTGGCCCTGGCCATCCGGGCGCGGGGCACGAAGGGGCACCGCTACCTGCAGCGCGCGGTGGACGCCAACCGCGAGCGCATTTTCCGGCTGTTCGATGAGGCGGTGGGGAGGATGGTCCGGTGAGGTACGCGCTGGTGGAGGCGATTAAAGACACCCTGGCCGAGGCCGAGGGCGTTGCCCGCGCGCAGGCCCACGGGACGCTCACGGACGGCATGACCGACTGGCCGACCGTCCAGGTGACCTGGGAGCGCACCGAAGCGGACTTCACCAGCCGCACCGACCGCTCGACATTTGGGGCGGGCCTGCGCCAGAAGCAGGTCACCGTGCACGTCGATGTTTACGTGCGCCAGCGCGCGCTCATCGGCGAGGACATGGCCGCGGTGGCCGCGGTGGCGGATGCCATCGAGGACGTGCTCGACGCCCAGCGCGCCAAACCGTTCTTCGGCCTGGCCGCGATCCGGGCGTTCAAGTGGACCTCGGAGCGCGTGACGTTTGCCTATGGCGACCCGGAGCTGCGTTTTGCCGGGGCTCGTTTCGTTCTGACGTGTTCAGTATAAGGAGTACAACCTCATGACCGTAACGACTACAGCTGTTGTGGCGACCAACTGCGTCATCAAACTGGATAACGCGTCCGGCTCGCCGACCGACATCAGCGGATCGTCCAACCGCGTCGAGCTGTCGCTCGAGCACGGCGTAGGCGAGTTCCGCCCCTTCTCCACCCAGTGGAAGTCCCGCGTCGTCGTGGGCAAGGACGTCGGGGTGACCCTGAACGTCATCTACTCGACGACGGCCGACGAGGCGCTCGACATCCTGAAGAACTGGTTCTTCGGCGGCGACGACAGCGCGCGCACGCTGACCATCCAGGTTCCCGACGGCACGCCCGGCTCGGACCAGTACGAGGGCGAGTTCGTGTTGATGAGCGCGCCCATCGGGCTGGACTCGGAGGCCGACGAGGTCGTCATGGTCTCGGCCGAGCTGCGCTCACACGGTGAGGTCACGCTCACCCCGGTGGGGACCTAGCCATGGCCCGGCGACTCAACATCACGACCCACGCCTCAGACGCGGTACAGGGCGAGGGGTCTTACGTCAAGGTGCGCGCCGTCACCTGGGGCGAGAGCAAGCGGCTGGCGCTGGCCTTCGAGGGCATGGACATGGCCACCAAATTCGACGCCGCCGACGACCAGCTCGTCAAGCGCGTCGTCGAGTGGAACTGGGTCGATGACGAGGGGGTTGTGCTGCCCTTGCCGAAGGACGACCCGACGGTCGTGGACCGCCTGACGGATGCCGAGCGCGGCTTTCTGGCGCGGGTGTTCGAGGGCAAGGCCGAGGAAAAAAACTAGCGGACCGCCTGTCCATTCACCTGTGGACAGGCGGGGTCTCCGCGCCGCCGGAGTACACCGACCTGCGCCTATGCCGGGACGTGTACCACTGTACGCCGTCCGAGCTGGACGCGCAGGACGCGCGCACCATCGCGCTGCACATCGCGTTCATGAACGTCGAGGAGAAAGTCGCCCAGCGCAAGCGGCGGCGACGAAAGCGGTAAACCGTGGCTAATACCATCGAAATCGTCATCCAGGCGGACAACAAGGCCAGCGGGCAAATCAAAGCCCTGGTCGGCGACATCGGGAAGCAGTTCGAGTCGCTCGGCAAAAAGATGGCCGTCGGCGGCCTGGCCCTGGGCGCAGCCATCGCGCCGGCGGCGCTGGGCTTCAAGAGCGCCATCAATTCCGCGCGCCAGTTTGACGAGACGATGACGGACGCCCAGGCCATCCTGGGGGTCACGCGCGACGAGATGCAGGCCCTCAATGCGCAGGTGCTCGACCTGGGCGCCAAGAGCGTCGCCGGCCCGCAGGCGGCCGCCGCAGCATTCGTCGAGATTGCCGGCGGCGTGTCGGACGCCTCGCTGCACATGTCCATCCTGGAAGCGGCGATGAAGACGGCCGAGGCCGGCGCGGCGGATCTGGGCGCCACGACATCGGGCCTGGTCGCGATCATGAACTCCTACGGCTTCTCGGCCGACCAGACGTCGCGCGTGAGCGACATCATGACGCGCACGGTGGGCATGGGCGTGCTCACGATGGACGAGTTGGCGGTGGCCATGCCACAGGTGACCAGCATCGCCAAGACGATGGGCGTGTCCTTCGAGGAGCTGGGCAGCAATGTAGCCTACCTCACGGCCCAGGGCCTGAGCGCGAATGTGGCCTCAACCCAACTGCGCGCCACCATGGTGGCGATGATGCGCCCCACGGCGGATATGTCGCGCGCGTTTGACGAGTTGGGCGTGGTCAGCGGCGATGACCTCATTCAAAAGTTCGGCGGCCTGCAGGGCGCTATCAACGCGGTCAGCGGGACGGCGGCCTATGCCGAGGGCGGCGTGGGCAAGCTGTACGGCAGCGTGGAAGCAATGAACGCCGTCCTGGCCCTGACGGGATCGAACGCCGAACAGTTCCTCGAGGAGTTTGAGGCGGGCATTGACGGCGCCACCGAGGCCGCGCAAAAAATCCAACTCGAAGGCGTCAACGCGCAGATGGCCCTGCTCAAGAACCAGGCCGAGGCGCTCAAGATTGAGATTGGCATGATGCTGCTGCCTGTGGTCAACCGCATCGTCGGCTCCATCACGCCGGTCGTGGCGTCCCTGCGGTCATGGGTCCGCGAAAACCCGCAGGTGGTGAAAACGGTTGGCATGGTCACCGGCGCGCTGGCCGGGCTGGCAACGGCCATGACCACAGGCGGCGGGGCGGTCGCGCTGCTGGCCCGGACGCTGGCCATGCTGCT